CGGCTGCGGAACGTCATCGCAGGACGCGCACACGTAGAGCCCCAGCCCAACGGGAGCCGATCCGCCGCGATAGTCTTTCTTCTCGCGAAGGGTTTCGTGCTGAACCATGAAGCCGCAGCCGTCGCAGATCGCCAGAGCACGCGGGCTCTTGGCGTCGAAGTTCGGCCACTCTCGGAATTTGCGGCCTGCGCCGTGACCGTACTGCATCAGGACAACCACCCGTCGATGGTGATGCGCAGCGGAACGCGCTCGCGGTCTTCCGCAGCAGCGATGTCGTAGGACTTCTGTGCCAGTATCTGAAGCGTCGCCTGCCGCTCGGGCGCGAACTTCACCGCCAGTTTCGCCGAGAGGCCGGATGCGATGGCTTCCATCCAGCGGTTCGGCGCGTTCAGGCTATCGGTGAAAGCCCCGGCGTCTTCCTGCATTTTCATGCGGTAGTAATACACAGTGACCGTCGCATCCTGCGGCACCGGCCACACAAATATCGACGGCGTGATCGTGCGCTGGAAATAGAACTGCGTAGGACGCGCGCCCTGCTGCGCCTTGTTCGGCAGCGCCGCGTACTCGGCTCGACTGATCGGCGAGAGCATCAGATCGGTATTGATGCCGCCTGACGTCGTGCGCGCGAAGACCTGAAGCAGATTAACGGTACGCTCCTGGAGTGCGTATTCCGCCGTGCCAGCGACCAGAGACACGGACTGTAGGTCTACTTCCCAGAGATTCGGCCCGTTATTGGCCCACTCCGAGAACATGAAGTTGATCGACCGGCGCGCGCTGTCGATGTCATTTGCCGAGAGAGACGATGGCGCACGTCCGCACCGCTCGAACGCTTCAGTGATGAAGTCGATCTGCGCGAGGCTAGAGAACGTGTATGTCCCACTCGACGTCATCAGCCAGCCTTTTTCTTTAGCCTCGCCTACTTATCAGATTTTTCAGCAACCGCCTACGAGAACGACCCAGAGCCGATCTTGGCGAATTGGGTAGCCGCACCGCCCGTTCCGGTGCCATTCCCTAGGTTGAAGCCAGTCCCGTTCCAGGCAGCAGCATTGCCCTGTAGCCAGATAGCCCAAGTGGAACCAAGGATATCAACCCCAGCAACGCCGAGGTAGGCCAGTTCACCGGACGTGTTGACGACAGCGTCAAACACAGCAGGATCGTCCATATCCAAGAAGTCGTCAGTCTGCGCGTACAGATCAATCGCATCGACCCAGGCCGTTGTGAAGCCAGTAGACGATAGATTGGAGTACCCGACGGTTATGTTTTGGGCGTTGCTGAACCCAGGATCGTCTGAGACGAAGTTTGTAATATCAGGCCAGTCGCTTTGCACGTCTCCGTTAACTAGCTGGACGAGAGACATTTTGGCTTGGTCAAAGTCAAAGCCGATTATCAATGTCACCAGACCATCCGCGCTGGAACATGCCACATTGCTAGTCGCGTTAAGGATCGCGGACCCAGCGGCGTTCTCAACGAGGAACCTCCAGTTATCGCCGGACAGCCGCTCTATAGAGCAGCGGGTATTGTGATACGTCATCGCGTACCTAGTCGTATTGTCAATCGCAGAGCCAACTTGCAGCCGGAATATAATCCCACCCACTCTGGGCGAACTCGGTATCCAGGCTATGTTTGACCCAGTCGGATCAGACCTTACCGCCACATCGTTTGTCTTGGTTACAGTGCTAACTGTTTGCGATGTCACGTTCGTCGTCGATGGAGCAACTACCGCAGGCCAAGACTCAACTCCAGTCTCGAAGTCGTAGTAGTTCGTCGCGCCCGGCTTAATTGACCAGGAGGAGGCTGGGTGAGCAGGGTTTAGACCAAAAACAACAATGGCGTCTTCTGGTGTTGATATGAGCCCGAATGAAGGCCCTTCAAACGTATTCGCATACGTTACAAGATTTGTGGCACCAGTAGATGTGTTGTTGGCTGAAAGGTTGTTGAAAAATGAATTGCCAGAACCCCAGCCCTGCGCTCCAACGCTAATGTTGGCGCAGATGTTCCCGTAAGACTGTATATCAACCCAATCGTTTACGTAAAAGTTTGGCTGGTTGGACCCGATCTGCGCCGTGTCTGCGGCGAAAGTGTTCCAAGCAACGAGACAATCCGTGCCAACATCAATCTCAAAAGCCTGCGTATCCGCGACGACAATGAGGTTATTCAGCACGTCGATCCGACGATGCCTAAACCCGGTCGCGAACATATCATTAAACTTCATGCCAGATGCGGCTGGCGTTTGACCGTCGTGATCATACCTAGCGCGCCCAGGAAGGGCGATACACCCCTGAACGATAATGTCAGTCATGTCCGACGATCCGGACGGCTGCGGACTTATGGGGCCGCAACTTGCGTGCGGTAGCCCAGGATCGCTTCCGGCGGCCCAAACATTCCAACTCCAGTTGTTCCGGAAGGTCTGGTTGCTACCGACGTTAACGATTGGGTTTTGGTAAAAGTCGTGAATCCGGCAAAACTCAACGAGAACATCCGATCCGCTGACCGTCATACCTCTGTTGACATTGTAAATGTAGCAAGACGTAACAGTCAGGTTGTCGCATTTTCCAGAACCGCTTTCAGCAAACCCGCGATACACCCCGATCCCGTAGCCCATCGTCTTCCCGGACAGGTCGTCATCGTGGAACTCGCAGTCATCGAACGTGATGTAACTGCTCGTCGTGCTGTCAAAGGAAATTATTCCTGACGTGATCGGGATATTCCCAGATGGGTTGTAAGCCGCGCCATACGACTCATAAAACTCAAGCCATCTGAATGTTATGGGGTCGCCTGCGGAGCCATCGCAGTTATTGAACCCTATTCTCGGCATAACGCTTTTGGCCGCAGACGACACCCCACGGATCAATAGGCCGGGCCACGTCTTTCCACTTAGGGATATCCTCGCACCGGAGCAGTTACCATCTACAAGAACCGTCGCGCCGCTAAGGTCGGCTGGCCCCGTCAGAAGATCGTTTAGCTCTGTCCAGTTGCTAACCGTATAGTCGGGCGGAGTTGGCGGAGCGGGCGTCAGTCGAACGCCTAGTTTTATCAACTGCGCCAAAGTCGCCATCAGGACAGCCCATAAACCGCGATACGGGCATTGTCAGTACCCGGAGTCGCGGCCCTGACCTGAGCGGAGACTCGCGTTCCAGAGGCGATGCTTCTGTATATGACTGGAGACTGCCCCCGAGAGATTGGCGTGGCGCTCGCGGCAGCGCCAACAAACCACTGAAAATAAAGAACCTCAGAGGCCGCCGCTCCAGTACCAATCATAAACGTCATAGCCTGAGCCGCGCCGAAGGCAGTTCCGTTTCCAGCCCCAACCGCCATTACCGCCCCATAGGTGCTAGCCGTGCTGGCGATCAACTCGGTCCATCCAGACGATCCATCGTCGTCCAGCGGAACATTTGTCGAGGACGGCAGCGTGTTGGCTGTGTCCGCATTCAGGGCGGCAAATGTCGTGAAGCCTGGAGCGTCGTCAGAGCTTCCGATAATCCCCGTTACTGCGACACGTATAGTCGCGGAACCAGAGTTCGACTGGCAGCGAGCTACAACCTGAGCGCCATTGCCAACGATTATCGGAATCATGATCGGAGCCATACTAGCAGTAGATGACGCCGGGAGCATGAAGAAGTTCGAGACGGCCCAAGTTGACCCATTGTCAAACGACAGATCAATTAGATACCGGGACGATGTCGAAGACGCTGTTGATGCGTACAAGAAAATTCCGACATACGCAGACGTGGTGGTGCCAAGGCTTACACCAGTGCCCTTGTTGTTGGCTGACCCTGATTGAATACTGGTTCCGCTGCCATCCGTGGCAAAACCAAGGTTCTCATAAGTGTAAGTCGGATTAGATGGCGATCCGCTTCCAGACCCCGGAAAGAGTTGGATGCCGCTCATTACGCACCCTTTACGTAGTCGATGATTCCCTTGACCGCAGCGGCGCTGGAGGTCGTGATCTGAAACGCCTCATTGTTTGCCGTCTTGAACCACCAATACGGGCTGTAATCAAACACGATGCTACCGCCAGTGTTCGGAATATCGAAGGCCCCCAGGACCGTTGATGCGCTCTGGAAGGTGATCGTTTGAGCGGTGCCGGATGCTACGGTCAGGGCTATACGATGAGCCCGCGTGCTTTGGGCGGTGGTGGCGCTGACGATAGACGTGGTTGTCGCAGATGAAATACTGACGGTGACACGCGTCAAATCGGTGTCGCTGGACGCCACGGGGACCATAGGCGGCAACTCGGTCGCCGGAGTATTCAGAGCGTCCACGGTCGCTTTGCCGAGCGCGATGAGAGTCCCGTCTCCGCTCGCCCAGGCTGCATCAGCCTTAGCCCCTAGCGCGACGTCAGCCCCGTCGGCAATCGTAACGGCCCCACCACCACCGCCACCACCAGCCGATGATCCACTGGCGTAGAAGGTTGGGGTCACAACCAAGGTGCCCCCAACGTAGGCCGTCGTGATGATTCTCAGATATCGACCGCCGGATGCCGCCGCGTATTGGCCGTTGGCCGTTATGGATGTCGCGGTAGCGCCAGAACCTACAGTCGAAACAGAGCCAGCGACGAAACCAGAGGCGGGAAGATTCGACCACTGAACTTGTATCGTGGCGGCGCCGAATCCGCTGACCGTGAGATTAACACCCTCGAACCCCATGGTATCGACAACGATGCTCTCGTTGTTAGCCCCAATGGTAACGGACCCGTCAGACACAGTTGCTCCGGTTAGGGAGTAGATGTTCCCCTCGGAGGCCACCTCGGATGTTAGTCCAGTTCCCGACGCACTGACGACCATTTGAGCATAGCCCTGAACGGCCTTCTTCGGGTTGCTTTCCCCGGAGGTCTCAACCAGAACGCCTGCGGTCTGGAAAGCGCCGTTGATGCGTTCAGCGGACATTACTTCATTCCTCTCAGCGTCTGCGCCAGTCGAGCGCGCTGGCCGATCTTACCGGGTTTCTTCGCTGCCGCAGCAAGTTTCGCAGCCGGGATGGGCTTGCCGGGTTTTGCGCCAAGTTCCTTACGGAGCGCGCCTTTATTCTCCGGCTTGATCGCCCCCGCGATCCAGTTCTTCTTCGACCGCATCTCAGCAATCCCATTTCTTGCGGGCGAGCCGCAGTCTGCTGTTCGGGTCTTTAGCAGCTTTCGGGAACATTTTCATCTGTCCCTCTGATCGAGCGCAGAAACTCTTCTTGCGCGATCCGCCTTCAGGCTGCGGGGGTTTCAGATTGCTGCCGGTCGCACGGTTATACGCAGCACGGCCCTTTTCATTCAGTCCACCGGACGGGCTCTTGTGCTCCGCCTTGAACTGGAAATCCTTCTTCGACCGCACATCAGCCTCCGAAGTGGCGGGGCGGCCCTAAGGCCGCCCCATGTAGTTAGCCGTTGAACTGCGTGACGCCGTAGAGGCCCGCGCGAGTGTCGGTGTCCTTCAGGAACATCCACAGCGTGAAGCGAACGGTGCCATTGCAGGCGGTGTTCGGATCGAAGGTGCCGCGAACATCGCCGGTCGTGGCGGTCGCCGTGGTGGCATCTGCGGCGACGAACGTACCGTTAGTCACCTGAGCGCCGTTATCGAAGGTCACCATGTAGTTCCGCGTGGAAACCACATATGGAAGGCCGAGAACGTCGGTGGTGCCCGCGCTGCCGTTGCCAGCCAGAGCCGCCGAGATCGCGACGCGAGTCACGGTCTTGAAAGCCTTCTTGCCGGAAATCGTTGCGGCCCCGTTGAACGCGATGTTCTCCTGGATGGAGACGCCGTAAGCGTCAGTGCCATACACCGTCGCGGTTTGCGTGGTGTCGCCCCCGTTGGAGGATGTCACCGACACGCCACGAGGCACGTCGAAGGTCGCGACACCGCCAGAAGCCAGAGCGCCGTTGATGGTCAGGTTGCCAGCGCCAGCAACGGCCTGAGCTTGAGCGATACCGTCAGCGTCCAGCGTGGCCGGAACGATGTCGTAAATGAAGATCGGAGACGTGGGGCCACCCGCAAGGGCCGCCGAGCCATTCAGGGTGAAGCTCCGCCCGACACGCACGCCGTCAGAGAAATGAGTCATCGTTATTCTCCAGTGGCAAGACGGGGGTGGCCGGAGCCACCCCCAATCGGGTTAGGCAGCGCCCGAAGAACCCCAAGCCGAGCGGAAGTTGGACACGCCGAAGCTGTATCGCTCAATCGCCTTGGCCTTCAGGTTATCGGTGTCGAAGTCCGTGTAGACGTCCGTCTCAAGGGCTTCGCGCTCGTAGTACTTCAGCCCGTTCGGAGCGTCGGTGAGCAGGTACCATGCCTTGGTGGAGGTCAGGAACATGTTCACGCGATGACCCTGCGGGACCGCCGAGTTGCTGTAGATCGCGTTGATGTCGTTGTTCGCCGTGTCAACGCGGAACTGCGATTGCAGCAGTCGAGTCGCCGTCCACTGAAGGTCAGGCGGCACGATCAGCTTGGTCGGCTTGGTCATGACACGCAGGCCAGCCGCGTCTCTGAACCGCTGGATGCCGACGATGGCGTCCTGAAGCGAGGTTTCGTTCAGGTCCGACTGCGTAGAGAAGGTGTTCGCCACGGTGCCGTTGCTGATCGGGTGAGACGTCGAGAAGAACGCCTGACCGTCGCCAATCGGGAAGTTGCCCGAGAAGCCGTTGTTCAGCACGCCAGCGCCGAGGACTTCCTTGGTCTGAGCCATCGACTGCTTCAGGGCCTTGGCCTGGAGCGGGAACGATGACTGGTACAGGTTGTCCTTGATCGCCTGACGGGTGATGATGAAACCGATGGAGGTGTAACGATTGATGTAGTTCGTCACATACTGCTGGCCCATCTCGCCGTAGGCGGTCGAAGCGCCTTCCGACTTGATCTGAGCGAGGCCGAGCAGCTTCACTTCCACTTCGATTTCCACCGCCTTGTCGGAGGTGTGCTTCTCGAAGATTTCCGACCACTGACCCGGATACATCGGGTAGTCGCCGAAGACCGCTGCCAGTCCGGGGCGGAGCAGGTCGCGGATCGCGGTGGTATTGATAGCCATTGCTGTGTCTCCGTGCCTGTGCCGTTAGATGCCCAAGATGCCGCTGCGATACAGGTGGTTGTTGATCAGGACCAACCAGTTCGCGAAGCTACCGACCGCGTTATCCGGCGACGGATCGAGGTCGATGATCTTGAGGTTCAGAGTTGAGGTGTCCGCCTCACTCGCGTTGTTGATCGAGACGGCGGACTGACCCGTTGACGTGCTGCCAGCGGTGTAGAGGAAGTTCGCGTTCAGGCCGCGATCCGCCAGAGCGAGCGGGGTGCCCGCAGCGCCAGCAGCGTTGGTTTCCTGAATGGTGAAGATGACGTTCGGGTCGTCGATGACGATGGCGTCAACGGTCGAGCCGGTCAGGACGCCGGGGTTGCCGGGCCAGAACGGGCTGAACTTCGGGACGCCGGTCGTGTCGATGTACTTGACGCCCATGAACACGCCGACGATGGGCGAACCGGCAGCGCCGCGCTCAAGATAGCCGCTGGTGCCGATGGTCACGGGGTCGTACTTGAAGATCGACGTCGCGTAGGTCGTCACGATCTGATACTTGTTTTCCGATGCGGTCCAAGCCGAACCGTCCATCTTACGAACGGGAACGAGGCCCGACGGCGCGTTCACATTGAACGACATTGAATGTCTCCAGGCATGTGATTTCAGGGTTCACGCCGCGCCAGGGGCGTTCGGCTCAGTGGGTACGTGACCACCATCGGGACCAGCGGATACGTGACCGCCATCGAATTTCTATAGAAGTACGCTCACTCATAGAGCGCGTCAATGGTCTATCGTTCGCGGATTCTCAGCCTGACCGATTGCTGGAAGATTCGACCCACCGCCGTCTCAATCGTATTCTCGACGGTGCAGGTTTCGTTCAGTGTTCCGCCGGACAGCCACACAGTCGTCGTCACGTTATCTATGCTGCTGCTGTCTATGACAACGGAGCCGCTGAGAACGGCGAACGAAGATGAATCAATCGTGTCATTATCAAGCAGCGCAGACCAGTCGATCTGGTAATCCAGCAACTCACCGGGGTCCTTGCTCGGCCAAGACAGCGACATGACGCCTCCTATGCGGCTATGACCATCCGGTTCTCCCCGGCAGGGAAGACGATCCGGTCAAGGTCGCCAAGATCAACGGCCCGATTACTCGGGGGAACCAGAACGAAGCGGCTCTCCGATAGCATTACCACAATACGGCTGTCGAACTCCACGTCCACCTGACGATTCTCACCAGCCAGGGTGAGTAATCTGTTCTCTGGTGCGACGTAAGCAATCCGATCCGCAGGCGTGCCGACATCAACGCCATACCGGGCTGCGGAAACGACGGTATCCGGGGCCTCAGTGATGTTCGCGGTGGCATGGATGGCGACATCTGAGATCGTTGCCGTTGCTGAGAGAGTGTCAGCGCCTTCAGTGACGGATAGGGCCGCTGTGATCGACAGCGCGCCGGTAGAGGAAAGCGAGTCTGCACCCTCAGTTACAGACAGCGACGCGGTAACAGTCAGCGCGCCGGTAGAGGAAACGGAATCAGCGCCTTCCGTGACCGATAGCGAAGCTGTGGCGGTCAGTATGCCAGTGGACGATACTGAGTCCGCACCCTCGGTGACGGAAAGAGAGGCCGCGACGGTCAGTATGCCGGTAGATGCTACCGTATCGCTGGCTTCAGTGATCGACGCCGAGGCAGTAAGAGTCAGCGTGCTCGCAGAGACTACGCTGTCAGGGCTTTCAGTGATGCTCGCATTAGCGGTGATACCCGACGCCGCCGGAACGCCGCCACGCAACCGGATGTCCGTTGGCGAGGCTTCCCCGGCGAACAGATAGATGACATTCGAGACCGGCGTTGGAACCGGCGTGGGGCGTAGCCGGATGTCGGTCGGGCTGGCCTCGCCCGCGTAAAGGTTGAAGGCGGTTTGTGAGGGCATTGGCGGCCCCCTAGGTGGGCGAACTCTGCGGGATCAGCGTATTGACCGTGGCCCCCGTCTGGTCAGGCGAACCCACGCGGTAGGCGACCAGATAGTGAGCGTCGTTGAGGTAGATGGTCGGCAACGAATAACGCCCGTTGTTGTCCGAGCCCGTCTCCCCGACGTAAAGGTCATCCGAGGTGCGGAAGCCCTGAACCGTCGCGGCGATGGGAAGGCCCCCGCTATCCAACGTCTGGCCGACGATGAAGTTGGGCCGGGTGTAGCCGCCGAACGCCGCTTCCCACGGCTCGTAGCCCCAGGATGTGCGGCAGGTGCAGGCCCCATCCGCCGACAAGATCACCTCGGAACTACCCGACGCCATCCGCGAGCGCGACCACCCTTGCCACACCGCCGAGCCGAGGTCCGGCTTCCGCATCCGCGACATGAAGGCGTTCATCGGCCTGTAAAGCGCACCCGCGTCATTGTCGTGGATGGCAAGGTTCGCCTGCCCCATCACCTGAGCCGTGCCGAGGTAGTAGCCCATCAGTGCGCCAACGGGTTGTCGTGGGCGGGCATGATGACGCCCCCCTTGTTCGCAATGCGCGCGTGGTGATTGATCACCGCGTCGCGCGCGCCGTCGATCAGGGCGAGAGCGTAGGCGCGGTCCTCGATGTTGCCACCGACCGACATCGCCCCGCTCGCAAACACGGTGATGGTCAGTTTCGCCATCACCCGGTCGCCCTGTTCGTACTCGTCACTCATCGACGACCCACCAAGCGTTCATCGAGTTGGAGTTGGTCGCGAGGTTCCAGATCAGCATGGTCCCCGACGCCGCGAGCGTCAGGCCACGCGGGAAGGTCCAGATCACGCCCGAACCCGCCGTCGCCGGAAGCGACACACGCCGGAACATCTGCGTCGGAACCGTGGGTCCAACCGACCACGCCACCGCACAGCCAGACACACCCGCCGGATCGCCGGGGTTTTCCGCTTGCACCAGCACCGGAGCCGTCTGCGTGGGCGTGTTGCCCGAGCGACCCAGGCCGTAGGTCGAGGCCGTGGCGGTCAGGAGGTTGATACCCACCTCCATGATCCGGGGCGAGTTAGCCGCCGAGGCCCGAAGGTCCATCGCCGCCGCGCCGGTCGTGGTGACGGTGGTGTTGAGGGAGAGAGAATAAATCGCCATCGTGATCCCCTAGGCGTTAGCAGCGGTAAGTGTGAACGTCGAAACCAAAAACGCCTGCCCGGTCACGAACGAAGTGTTGTCCACCGTCATGTCACCACCACCGCCGGTCAGCGTCACCGTGCCCTGAATGTGGCAAGTGGTCCCGGCGTTGTCGAAGATGCGGAAGTAGCCAGCCGTGCCGGTGCCGTTCGCGGACGTATCCTGCCACGTCCCGTTCTTGGTCATGGTGCCGCCCGAGGCCGCGTTCATCCAGTCCGAGGGAAGCGTACAGGACGCCAGAAGCGTCCCGCTGCTGGCAGTCGCGCAATCAGCAGGAGGAGAGCCTGTGCGAATCTCAAGGATCGCGCTCGCGCCGGTCGTGCTCTCGACCGCGTCAAGGCGAGCATTGCGGACAGCGACAGAGTATTGAAGCGCCACAGGTTATCTCCACCGCGAAACGTCGAAGGGATACTACCACATCCCAAGCCGGTCCACAAAAAAGACCCCGACATTTCTGCCGGGGCCAGTTTACCCACCCAACGAAACCTATTCCTTGAAGGATGCCTGACGACTGATGCTGACGCCGCTGTCGTTATCCTCGAAGCGAGGCAGGTTCGGATCAGCCTGACCCGTCCACGCCACGTCCTGAAGGGCTTCGAGGTTATCAAGGTCGCGGTCAATGCGAGCCTGCTCGACCAGTTCCTTGCGCTTCTGGCACAGCATCAGGCCACCGCGCCGGATTACCTGAGCCTCGGTGCCCTCATAGCCCGGAAGCGGAGGCGGCACCATCTCAGGATGGCGAGCCGCAGGAACTGGCTCCCAGCCGTTGATCATGCGATCCGTCATGTTATCCGGCGTCGGCTCGTTCAGAACGGACTCGGCAACCCAAGCATATTCGTACCCGTCAGGGATACGGTTCTGCGGGACGTACAGACGCGACTGATAGTGCATCTGCGGCGGCGCACGTTCTTCGGCGCGGCGGGTCGATGCGTCGCGCGTTTCTGCTGTTCTGGAAATGCGAGGCATCGGTTATCCCTTGCTCTGCTTCATACGCTGGATTGCGTAAATCTTCTCAGCCTGTTCAGGCGATGGCCGTGAGCCGTCACCGTTCTTGATCGCGCCATTGGCGGCCAGAGAGTGAGCCAAGCGGCGCTCATCAGCCGTGAGGCGGACGACGTTTTTGTTCGGGGCCACACCGCCATTCGCAGACCGCGTGACAGGAACCGCGTTGGCATCCCGCTTCATCGGCGGGGTACGCTTCTGAGGCGGCGCATCGTCGAACGCATCGGGGAACTCCTCGCGAATGTGCCGGTCGATGTCGGCAAAATAGTCATCGTTGCCGATGTCCTTCGCCTTCCCTGCCGCTTTCAGCCGACGCTCAAGGCGCTTCGCATACAGCGTCGCTTCCTCGTACATCTCAGCATCGAAATTATCCGACGACGGCTGGAACCATTCGTTCTGCTCGATCCACGCCACCGTGCGCGGCTCGTAGGATACCTGCTGTTCGGCGGCAGGAGCAGCAGGCTTCGGATCAGCCTTTGGTTCCGCACGGCGCTCAGGCTCCGCAGCAGGCTCAGCGCCCAGCCACGACTTCACACCACGGAGTTCGGCCTGAACATCCGTCAGCTTGGTCATGGCCTCGATCTCGGCCTCGGAGTCGCCGACCGCCTTGGCCTCCGTGAGTTGCCGCTTCAGAGACGCGACGTCCGTCTCCAACCGCTTCTCGTAGTGGAACATCATCGCCCGGTCGGACTGCTGCCGAACGCGCTCCGCCTCTTCCGCGCGAGCCATAGCCTCGGCAGCGCGACGCTCGGCCTCTTCAGCCTTCGCCAGCGCCGACGCCACGCGGTTATCCGCGCGCGGCTTTTTCTTCGGCTCCGGTTCCGGCTCTGGGCCAGGATCGGCAGCCGTTTCCGGCTCCTGTTCCGCATCAGGCTCCGGCGGCGTCTCGCCCTCCAGTTCCTCTTCGGTCAGTTCGATATCGACGTCTTCGACCGGGTTCTCTTCGTGCGTCGGAAGTTCGAGGGTGTCGGACATGACCTCTCCTTAAAACGTCGTCGGCTGAGCGACCGACCGCACGAGAGCCATGAAGCCCTTCTGGAGATCAGTCTTCGCGATAGCGACCCACCGACCATCCACGCCAGCCGGGAGGCTTTCACACAACTCCCGAACCTCTTCGGCCTTGGCCTTGATCGCGTTCATGGCGGCGACCTCGGCTTCCGAAAGATCGCGATAGCCCTTGATGTGCTTGTGCTGGTTATCCATGGATCAATACCTATCCGCATCTTTAGCGCCCGAGACATCCTCGGGGCCGGTGATGACAGCCATGACGCGATCATCGGGCAGCATACCCATCGCCACGCCACGGAACGAGATCGCGGTCATCTCGTAGCGCGGCACGACGATCCAGTCGCCGACATCACACCACCGCTGACCGTTGAATTTCTCGCCCTGATAGGCGTCGGGGCCGAGACCACAGACCAGGGCCACGCAGGACGAATACTTATCCTCCGCGCGAACCACGTCCGGCAGGTACAGCGTCACCTCGGTCCCGTCGTCGCGCTTGATCGTCTTCAAGTCTTCCGGGCGCACGTAGATTTTCAGCGCCAGCATGTAACCCGCAGGCTTCATGTCGAACGGCATACCCGTCATCTCAACGAAGTGATCGTCGATCAGAGACTTCGCAAGTTCCCGCTCATGCGGCTCGATGTTGCTCAGTCCTTGAGCAAGGTCCCGGTCAGACACCTGATCGACACGATTGCTATAGACATTGGCAGGCTCCGCGCCCGTCCACGCCGCAATACTTTCCGCCACATCGGACATCAGTATAAGTCCACCCTCTTCGGTTGTTGAATCTTGTCGTCGTCGGGCTGATGCATCCGACGGTAAACTTCGTTGATCGCATTGATCGCGATTGTCAGCGCGCGAACCTGCGCGTTCGCCTCGATTGCCGAGAAGGCGATCTCCTCCGCCGTCATCGCTGGCATGAAACCGTCGCCGGTCTGGTACATCGGGCGGTAGCGCAGATTAACAGCGACCTGCATGGCAGCATCTCGGGTCTCCGAGATCACCTCAACAGACCGTCGCCGCAGTTCGTCCGCGCTCATAAATGCCCCGGTTATTACCTGCGGGCACTATACGCCGAATAACTGGATGCTGTCTACACCCCAATTCCCTTATGGGGTTTCACACCCTTCATAGGGACATCGTGGCGCATCTTGCCAACGCCACCCATGGCTTTCTTCACGGGCTCGTTCTCAAGGTACTCTTTGATTTTTTTTCCCGTAAGCCGCTTTTCAAGCAACGCCCTTTTGGGCTTCACGCTCGACCCGCTCCCCATGATGTCCCGAGAATGAGCCTCAGAAACGCTCATGTGCTTGGCTCGCTCAGCGTCGTTGCGGAACGGCGGTCCGGGGACATAAAGGCCACCTTTTCTGCTACCACCGCCGTCTGCCTTCTTCACGGGCTTCGACGACTTCCGATCCTTCTCACCCGCGACGTAATCCCCGTACTCGGCGTCTTTCTTCGAGCCGTCCTTCACAGGGCCACCCATGGCGCGCTTAATCGGGGCCTGCCCCTTGCGCGTCTTGCCAGCGCCGCCGACAGCACGCATGACCGGCGACGGCATCGCAGCGACGGCTTCGTCGAACATACGCGCGTCACCGCCCATGGCTTTCTTCACGGGGCCGCCGACCTTATACGTCGGGATCGGGCGGCTGTTCGCCACCTTCTGCTGCGCCGTCGCGTAATTCTTCGCGGGAGGGGTCGGCTTGGCGGCGTCCATGAACGTCTTGCCAAACATCGCCGCAGCTTTACTGCGCTGTGGGTCGTTCACGGGAACCTCCAGTCAACATAGCCTTCCGAGCCTCCGAGCGGGCTCGAATATTCGCGACCTCAAGATCGGTCTCTGCTTCGATTTCTGCAACAGTAATTTTCGTCGCCGCATCGCGCTCACTGTCGCGGTCGCGCTGCTGCAACTTCTGCGTCTCGACCACGGTGAACGGATCGGGCTGCGGCTGCTGCTTATACTGCGGACCCAACTGCTGCATCGCCTGCGCCGTCGCCATCGCGATCTGGTTCTCGACCTCGGGCGGCAGCGGCTGGCCCGGAGGCGGCAGCGGACCCGTGATCTGCTGCACCTGAACCCGCATCTTCAGCGCGAGGTGTTCGTTGATGTGTGCCTGGAGCGCCGGATTGTTCTCCGCAATCGGCGCGTGCGACGCAATGTGCGCGTCGTGGTCCTGATACTCGCCAGCCTTCAGCGGCAGGTTCATGATCGCGTTCTGGTTCTCCGTCAGCGGGTCCAGCGGCCTCGCCTGCTGCTGCTTCTGCGGCAACAGCATCTCGATCTTCTGCGGATCGACGCCCATCTCCACGTACATCTGCTGCGTCGCCGCCCGCATATCGTGGATATCCGGCATCTGCGTCGCAAACCGCAGCAACGCCTCCGCGCGCATCATGCGCTGCGCCGACGACGAGATATTCGGGTCGGAAACCGGGATCACATCGACGTTCGACGAGAAATCCTGCCGCATGATCGCAGCCTGACCACCGCGAACCGGGAACGGATACGGGCGATCCGGCAGATACTGACCAAACAGGTCCGCGATCATCTTCAGTTCGCGACCCAGCGACTTATGCGCTCGCTTCAGCGTCGCCGACTGCACGCGCGTCGCCGCTTCCATCAGCGCCACGGTCGTTCCAACCGGCGCATCCTGCCTGCCATCGCCCACAGCGATCTCAGCCGTGTTCGCAAGCTGCCGCGCGCCGTCTCGCGTCTCTTTCAGCAAATCCAACAGGACGACCGACGGCTCCTTATAGGGCATCGGCATGATCGCCTGCTGAATCGGCAGGCCACCCGTGTCGATCTCGCGGAATTCCGTGGGTCCGATGCCGAGGTTGTTATCCTCCAGCCGCATACCCTTGACCCGCAGGCCGCCGGGGAAGTTATTCAGCGTGCCCGCGTCGATCAACTGGCGGTTCAGCGACGTCGCCGTCTTCGCCGTGTTGCCGAGAATGTGCGCGTATCCAAGCCCGTAGAACCCGAGGCCCGGCATGAACTTGAAATGCACCCAGCACTCGCGCTTCAGGTACGAAACGTCGCCTTCCTTCCAGTTCCGGCGGACGGCGAGCACTTTCTGCGAGGACTTATCTATCGAAACCACATACGGCAGCGGCAGGCCGTCAGGGTGATCGAACGGCTCCGGCAGTTCGAGATCGGCATAGACCTCATAGACCTCGTATTCCTCGGTCCCTTCCGCGCCCGGACGCTGGCCGTTGACACCATCCACCTGAGACGTGATCGGGTCCTGCGACGACTGCGTATCCGGCTGTGGATCGCCCAATTCGACGTCGCGATACGCCCCCGAAATCTGCGCCAGCCGCATCTGACGCTTCGTCAGGGGCACGATGTGGCAGAAACGCTGCGATGTCGTCAGGTCCGTCGTGCCGTAACTCACGATGAAGTTATCCGGCGTCACGAACCGTGACACGGGACGGCCCAATACCGGGTCCTGGTAGACTTTCTTGAACGTGCTACCGACCAGCGGCAGCCACATCAGCATCTGGTCGAACTCTTCGTAGTATTCCGGGGCCAGTTCCGTCAGATACAGGTTCATCCAGTCCTTAACGCGACTGGCCTGATCTTCCAGAGCGGCATTCGGAACCCCGATCACCTGCGTTTTCACAGGTCCGGCGGCAGGCATCAGTTCGCCACGCGCCACGGCCTGCCAGCGGATCACCGCCTCGGACATTACAGGGTCGAAAACGCCGCACGCACCCTGGAACGGCGTCGTCCGGTCCTCGATCTTCAGGCCCAGCAGTTCAATCCCGCGCTGCATCGTGGTTTCCCACTCAGCCCGGCTGCGCTTGTCTTCCTCGACACCCGCCATGAGCGTCGTCGCGATGCCCGTCAGTTCTGATTCGTCAAGGATTTCAGCCAGATTGACGTCATGCTCGCCCGGATCGGCGGCGTCTTCGTCCTGTGGCGAGAAATCAATGATCGAGCCGCCGTCTTCGTCCTCGGTGACGAGCGCGCCTTCGACCATCAGCCCTTCGTCGTCGGCGATTTCGATATCGACGTCACCCTCGACGTCATCCACATCCACGCCGATCTGCGGGCGCAAGGTATCCGAGAGCGTCAGGAGCGGTTTCCGAGCCATGTGACTGTGTAGCACCGACGACGGCTGGCCTCAACCGGGGTTTACACACCCACCGCGCCCGATATATAACCGTCCTGCGGCTCCGGGGTGTCTCTCCTCGGCCTCCTCCTCCCTCCGCCTCGGGGCCGCTCCTCAATAAAACGCAGGCCGCTCACCCGGCGTATCATACGTCGGCACCGTCGGATCGTCCGTGTTCACGACCCAGCCGGATTGCTTAATCCGCAGGAAGACCTGCGTCATGGTGTCAACCCAGTCCCGACTATCGGCGGCTGGAAACTGCGTGCATTGCTCCATGAACGCCTCGGACCACGGCCTCAGACGATCAAATGTCGGGGGCATCGCAGGAAGCCACACCCTTCCATTCTCGATCAGGTCGGTAATCAGCCGCACCCGTGCGATCTTGTCGCCAAATTTATCAGGGTTGAACGGCGTCGCGACCAGCCCAGCGCGAGCAAGGTCCCTGATCAGCATACCGCCAGATGCCTTCGCCTCAACAAGAACCGTATCTGGTTTGCGCCCGGCCTTTGGCTTGATGGGGACTTTGTAATTGTCATCCATGTAGTCGATAGCCATTCTCTGGGCCATCCTCCTGAGGACCGGCCACTCAGCGCGGTCTCTCCAGGCAGAGAGAAGAATTATATTCGGGATGTCGTTCTCATCGTCAAAGACACCCCACGTCGTACAGGCAGAAAACGCACTCGACTTGTTCGCGGTGAGCGCGGTGTCCCACGACTGGATGACATACTTCATCTGAGGCGGATCGGCCTGACGCCACCACTTCCACCAAGTCTTGTCGATGATCCCGCCGGATTCAATTACCGGGTTCTGCTGCCACAGAGAAGACCAGATACGAGTCGTCGTGGCGGGGTTCTTCCTGACCCTCTCAAGCTCATCTTCCGGGAACGCCTCAGGCCAAAGCGCCTCGCCCTCCTTTCGGCCAAGAGGGTCCTCCGGGCCAGCGATGGCGGGGAGAATTATGCGCCTCCACTTTTCTCCGCCACCATCTTTCTCTGCCTGATCCAAGCGCCCCATAAGGTCGGCAAGATTCCAACGAGTCCCGATCAGAATGATCGGAGTGTCCATATTCTTGCGGCGTGTAAAAAAGTCAGCAGCCCACCAAGACCACAAGTTATCTCTCTCTGAGGCAGACTCGGCGGCTTTAACGCCGGAGAGAAGATCGTCGCCAATCAGAATATCGCCACGACGGCCCGTGACATTTGCACCAACAGATGTCGCCAGATATCCACCACCGCCAAGTGTCATCCACTCGCCAGCCGCAGTCTTGTCTGTCGATATACCTATGTTCGGGAATAGCCTTTGGTGCTCATCTGATTTTATGGTGTTCCTGACTTTCAGGCCAAAGCTGTCTGACAACTCCTGCTTGTGAGTTGCGAAGATCAGGGTTTTTTCTGGAAACTTACTCAGGTAGTAGGCCGGAAAGAAATGACTGGCACACCAGGACTTACCGTGTCCGGGTGGCATAGAGATCATGAGCCTCTTTGTTTTTCCGCTCGCGACCAAATCAAGTTCTTTGCAGACAAGCTGCAAGTGCTCCGGCGGAACTAGACCAGAAACGTAGCCGATGTACTTCGCCAACGAATTAATGGCCTCTTCTCTGGCCAGAAGCTCCTGTAGGAGTTCATCGTATTTTATCTTGTCAGCACTCATGGTGATCTAGAGAACTCACCGAAAAGCACAGACGCCGTTTCCGCATACGCGGCTGACGCCTGATCAATCGTGTCGAAATACCCTATGTGAATATCCCGACCGTCCTTTCTGATTCTTGCCGCCCATCTGCGCCCTATCTTGCGAACGCCCTTGGCCCCAGACGGATTGTCCGCCCGGAGCCTCTTGTTCGCCTCATTTAGGGATCGCGTGGCGACCCTCAGGTTCTTGATGGAGTTATCTGAGGGGTCCGTAGAGATGTGGTCAATCTCCTCTTCCGGCCACTCACCGTGACACATGGCCCAGATGACGCGGTGCTGGAGATAGCCACGGCCAAAAATCCTCACGGTCCAGTAGCCGTCGTGTCTTTGGTGGCCTGCGTCGCTTCCAGCATAGCGCGTGTTCCACGATTTCGCCGCTCTAGAGTCTGGGAACATTTCAAGCGGCCTGGGTCGCCAGAACAACTTGCCTGCAAGCGCATCGCACTCCAGCAGTTGTCTTAGGGTATCGACGGAGATATCGTCTCTGGGCGTCATCTGGCACTTTCCTTGCCTGAGGATGAAGTCCGCCGACGACAGCAGCAACTGTCTCGGCGGGCGATCCTCGCAGGATATACCAACTTACAAATCCGCGCCAGCCTGCTCCGCCTCCCGCTCCCTGACCCACCGATCCGCAGCCTCCAGCCGCCCGACGATATCCATGGCTTCGTCAAACGACAGCGCGGACAGGTCCAGACTGATCCGCTTGCTGTCGGTCATCAGCCACGAACGCATGGCGGTACGGGCGGCGGCGTAATCAGCCATCCGATGCGACGGCGGCATGGCTACGATCTTACGCGAGGTAGTCACGGACCTCGACCCCCATATGCAGCAACTCAAGCCGAAACACACTCGCCCAAACGCTATCCGTCTCGACTCGCTTCGTCATCTCTCTGTCGCCCTCGTGAACGACCACCACCATCTGATCCTTCTGCCACCCCTGACGGGTAAACACCGCGAACTCGCCACGCTCCGTCTGCGCCCCCGCGATCCTCACCGCCGCTTACTCCCGCCAATCCGCCCATCGCCATCCCTATCGAACGGCGCAATCTCACGCCGCAACCGGCCAATCACCGACCGCGCGGCCAGCCATACGACCGACGCTCCAACCGTGAACCCCAGCACGGCTCCGACGATATATTCCATCACCGCCTCCAGCCCCGCACGATATTCACCGCCAGCGCGACAAGCATCACAAACACAGCCACAGTAGCCAGCGCCGGACCCGCCAGCGACAATATCTCAGGCATCACAACCCCTCCCAGCATCCACACACCGCGCAATCGCGCTCGACATCCACCAACCCGCCCCACGCACGCCATACCGGCGGCGGAACCGCACCCACCGGCTTCCACGAACACATCGGCAGCACCGTCGGCTCCTCGGCGTCACCGATCACCGTCCACGCCTGCTCGTTCAGATAGCCGTGACGGCACTGTGAGTGCCGGGCCTCACCATCCCCCTCACTCATCCCTCATATCCTCCAGCACCTCATACTCCGCGTCCACAACCCGCTCCCGCCCCTGCGCCACCAGCCGCCGCAACTCATCCAGCGGCAACTCCTGCGCCGTCATCCGAACATTCACATTCACCGTCTGATCCATGAACCCCAGCAGCTTAGCCTGCGTATTCACCGCCGTAATCGCCGGGCCATACGCCCCCGCCTCCAGCGCCTTCTCATGAACCATCTGTAACTCGTGCAACATCACTTCCCGCGTGTACTCCCCCACACGACGCTGCTTCCCAAACCCCGCCTTCCGATAGGCCCGGATGGCCGCCTGTATCTCAGGCCGCTCCAGCGTCCTCTGCGCCGTCACATCCATCGGATAACGCGGATCGCGAAACCCCGCCTTGCTACACGCCAGAAACGCATTCCCTGACCGGACGTATTCCTCGACGAACACAGCCTCCGGCGTCATCCGGTCATCCGCCTGGACACCCCAGATCGCTTCCGCGTCTTCGCCCGTGACGTCGGTCTCCACCGTCACCGATTCCCACCCTCAACCACACCCCATGCCTCAATGCCATCACCCGTCAACACCGTGAGACGCCCCGTGTCACCGTCCAGCCACTCGCGTATCCACGGCTCGAACTGACCCTCAATCGACATCTCGCCGTCAGGACCCTCGATCCAGATACGGACGATATCCCCACGCAGCCTCTGCATCCGCAACGTCTTCATTCGCCGAAGCCAAGCCCCGTCATCATATCCCCGCAAAGCACCGTCAGCGGCGTCCCGTCGCCATCCAGAAACTCGCGCAGGAGCGACTCCAGATCACCCTCGACCCACGCCTCGCTACCCTCTCCCGCAATCGAAATCCGCAGCCCCTGAACCGGGACGATCTTCAGGCCCTGAGCGTCCTCGGTGATCTCCACCCGCTTAACCCGCAGCACCTTCATTCCGAAACCCCCGCCTCCGTTTCCGTCCGGCGAATATCACCATAAATTCGGTGCGCGTCAACCGTATTATTTTTCGGGTTTCGGAATTTACGTTATATTACAGACAGGGTTTTTCGGGTTTGGGTTTCGGAATATATTTTCGGGGTAGGGTGCGGGGTTGGTAATTTTTGGGAGCGTGGGGAGGAGTGGCCGTACCTATATGTGCGCGCCCGCTTCCCTAGCAAAACGCCTGGGTAGGGGGTCCAGCGCGCCAGCTAACGCCATA